AATTCGCGCTGCCTCACGAAGAGCTTCTACGCGTGGTTTTACTTCCTGTGTCATTACTTTATCCTCACGTGGGCTGTTGCCGTATAGATGATTGATTCTGCATTTTCTTGTTGTACTTTTACTTCTGCATCGACAGCCGCCATTGCGTCTTCTATGCTGTCTACTGATAGATAGTCGCAGACAAGCTTATGAACCTGCCCGATTATCTCGTCGTGAGTCTTTCCTTTGACCTTGAACTCTACGCTAGATCGCATTAGCCTACTCTTTTCTCTAACTTGTATGGAGAGTAGTGCGTGCCATCAAGAAGAGGTTCCTTGCCGTCTGTAGACTTAAAAATGATGTCGCCGTAACGAACTGCAACAACCTTTCCCCTACGTCCATTGTGAATACGGCCAGTGTCATCACTAAACGCATCAGCAGAAACGCGTACTTCATCTCCTACGTTGATAAACCCAGGGCGAGCTGGTTCCCATACCTCGTTCTTGTTCTCAACAGCAAGCGCGTGGTTAAGTGCCACCTTAGAAAAGATGTCAACTACTTCCTTCGCTGCTGCTTCACTTAGCTTTAGATCATTCCATACTGAAAGAAGCTTTAGCACTGATGTGCCTACGCCTACCTTCACCTTTGCGGCTTGAAATTGTTCTCTAACCCAAGCCTCATCAACTTGCGGCATTTGTTTCCTCCTTTGGTGAGCACTTTGCACACGTTCCTTCAATAACACCGGCGCCAACATCGTCAATAGCACGCGCGCATGCTACACACTTGACTCCAGCATCCTTTACCTTGTAACCCTTGAGTTGACGTTGACGGTTTTTCTCCATCTTCTCAAGATAGTACTTATTTAGTTGCTCGTCTGTTCCTCCAGCCGCAACGATGATGTTTGCGACAAAGTGTAGAACGTCTACAGCTTCTTTGATGATCTCCTCGCGGTCTGCGTATGGCTTGTCGTGCTGCCAAGGTTTCCACGAGATTGCCTGACGCATTTCTGCTAGTTCATCATCGATGGCTAACATGTTCCAACGCATGTACTCAACAAGACGACGGATATTTGCGTCCTTATCACCACTCATTTCTTCGTAGTTGATAAAGTAAGTGTTTTGCTGTAAGTCTTTTGTCTTATACAGCCATTTGTTAAACAGCATGTTACATTGCTCCTTTTCCTACTGCAACACGAAGACCTAGGTGATCTTCTAGTAAAGTCCTTGCCGCGTTCTTAGACGGGATACTTGTTAGGTACTCCGCGGTTTGCCTTGTCGATAACGCGTTTCGCTCTTGACTTGTCATTGTCTCCATAGATGATGCAAGAACACTCCATGAATCACCAATGCTTGAGCTTTCACGCCACTCAGTCGCGATTGGTGTTTGAGCGTTCATAGCTTGTGCATATCTGTATGTCCACCACGTTCCACCTTTGTACTGTGGCAGTATAACGCCTGATGACATTAGAATTTGGTCGTAGCATTCCTCGTCCTTCCATCCTTTATTCCAACGAATAGGGACTATAGGAAATGACAGTGTTTTGGCAAGAGACTTAGCCCAGGGTGTAGCAGGACCTTCAGCTGCCCATCGGTTAAAGCGCACGTCTGTCTTATTTGATCTTGGCTCAATAAGATACGCGTCGAGATTTATGCCAGTCAAGACAAGACCTTCTGGCAGTTCCTTCTCAACCGCGTTCACATCATGCCAAGGAAGAGACGGATATATCGTTCTAGGCCATTTGCTACTAAGCAACTTGTTAACCGTTTTAATTAGGCGCTTTGACACATCTGGACTATTGACCAGTTGATAACCCTTGCGATATGAAAAGAAAGGCTTTGTTAGATTCTCTGGCTTAGACGAGATTGCGCGAAGACTTGCAGTCACCTGTGCCGGGTGAGGTGCGTCGATAAACAACGTAAGTTTGTCGCTGTTATACATCACGTCAATGATATGAAGCGCACCATATGCCTTATTAGCACTTAGGCTGGTTAGTGGCGAGACGCCAACAAGTACTGCGTCATAGTAGTCAAGATTTTCAACTGTCCAGGTAATGTCAGGTTCCATCATCACAACGGAGTGTCCTGCTTCCGTCAGCACCTTTTCAATTGCACCAGCAAAAGAAAGAGAGCGTTTGTTCGCGGATATGGACATCTGTGGTGCAGACATTCCAGTTATAAGAATGCGGCTCATGCATCAGTCCCATCTGCGTTGAGCTTAAGACCTTTATCTTCCTTAAGCGCACGAGCAATGATTCTCTCGACGTGATCTTTAAACCCGTCATAAGTTCCAATGTATGGTCGCAATGCGTCAGCCTGTGCCTTTGCAGCGGCCTCTAGTTCCGCGTCAGACATCTTTTCAACGTCAGCCACAGTTAACTTATAGGCGTCTCCTAACGGATCGCCCTCACCCTTGTCTGTGACAAGAATGGAACCAATGCGTGCAGCATACAGGAAGCGTGAGCGCCACCAACCAGAACCAGCGTGCGGATACGGAGGTGACAAGATTCCCCAACGCTCATTGTAGAAGTTTAGAACATCAAGCTCTGTATCAAGGCGTTGTCCGCCAAGTTTACGAATAAGCTTGCGACTACCAATGATCTCAACTGACCAACCTAGATTCTTCCTTGCAAGCCACTCGTCGTGCGGCATCAGTGCACCAAGAACCCATGAACGCTTTTTCTCTGCTGCAGGTTTTGGTGTAATCGCGTCTAGTGTCTCAAATGTTACACAGCTTGGGTCAAGTGCCTCGATAGGACCGACTTCCTTTGGCATACGTTTACGAACACCAGTACGGTCACCCCACGCATACATCGGGCAAACTGGAACCATTCCAGCTTCCCACCGGCGGTCAATCATGTCTGTTGCTGCTTGCACAAGACGTTTCTCATAAGGTTTAACCTGTTCGTCTGTGTCCATCATGTAGTAGCGCTCAATGTAGCACTTCTTTGCAGCTTCTGGATCTTTTTCTTTAATTCTTTCAAGTGCAGCCTCGATGTCTGCACGACTAAAGTATGTTGCGCCTTCTTCGCCGCGATGTTCAGTTCCAACAAGAAGATGCTTATATAGCATCGCTGGCTTGCGAACCATCGCGCGTGCGCCGTTAAAAACTGTGTTAAACTGCCAGTCATCAAAGAATCCTACTGAAGGCAGTCCTGAAGAAAGAGTGTAAAGCGCACCCATCGCGCCTTGCCGTCCGTTAAGTGAGTTCAACGGTGCAAGATTGATCCACGCTGCGTCATACGATGATAGATCTTCGCCGGGCGTGACCTTTCGCCAGTCTACGTCGTGTCCTAGATCTGTTAGCGCTTTTGCAATCAACGCCGGTACATCGATCTTTTGAATAGTACGACGCTCTGTGTTAATCTGCAGCGCTGTAAATCCTGTCATCAAGATTTTCATGCTTACTCCTTATCTAAGTTGCTGGTATCATTGCCCATACGTGTGTACAGGCAATGATACCAGAACAACTAGCTATTAGAACGGCGACGTAGGCGCTGCTGGTGCCTGAGCAACAGGAGCTACTGGAGCTTCTGCCATTACAGGTGCCGGTGCTGGCGCTGGTGCCGGTGCAGGTGCTGGCGCTGGTGCCGGTGCAGGTGCTGGTGCAGCTGCTGCAGCCGTTGTTGCAGTAGCGGTTGCAATGTAGTACATCTTGATTTCGTTTTTCTTGGAACCATTCCAAGTACGTGAACCAATCTGTGCACGGAACGCACGTCCCTTAAGTGCAGCCTCAATCTGCGCATTACTTGGGCTGGATGAGAAGTACTCACGTCCCAAACCAAGCGCTGCCATCTTGCGGAAGAACATGCCTAATGCAGCAGGGCTGTCAGGTGTGACAACTAAGTTGTCCCAGACCAAACGCTTGTTGTGTGGTCCTCCCTGCACTTGTGCCTTAACAGCAAACATGGTCTTTCCTGATTGTGCTACCTTTGCAGTAGCTTCTAATACGAGGAGATCGTAATCTCCGTCTGGTAGTGGATCGTAGTTTCCTCCGACGTCACCGGCGTCCTTAACAAGATCGCCCCAATTGAGTGAACTCATTTACCTTACCTTTCCTTGTTGTGCGCTAACCGGATTGGTTAGGACGCTGCTTTTTTTGTTTTGGCTTCTGGCTTTGGACCAAAAACCAGGTCTAACATTCGTTCAATTCCAAGATTTTCTTGTTCGACAACTTTTCCAAGTCGCCCTTGAACGCGTTCACCGGCCTCGTATGCATCAGTACGTTCGACATACATTCGACGTACTTTGTATGGAGGTTGCAGTGGATCTGGGTTTGGCAGTGTTTCCACTGTAATCGCACCCAAAATGTCGTAAAAATACGGAGCCTGAATTGCAAGCTGACCCTGTAGGTATGGACGCACACGTCCATCTTGTCCAGGACGAGCCATAGCAGTTAGCACAACAGCTTCTAGCGGTTGTGTTGGGTGCATTGTTAGGTCACGTAGATCACGCAATAGCGCACCCATGTGACGAAGCAACTCACCCCACTGTTGCATTTTCATTTGTTCTGTACCAGCGATGCTATCCATACACTTCACTTGAAGCTCTGAGATAGAATCAATGATCAATGACTTAAACTGGTGCTTACCAGTTTGCAACCATTGAAATGACTTCATGACTACGTCGTAGTCACGGACATTCACAACCACAGTATCCCAGGTGCCATCTGCGACAGGTGGTTCCTCGCGCAGTGGGTCCCAGTACTTAACATTGATGGGGAGGAACCGATGTCCACCCTCAACGTCAAGCATGAGACGAGGATAAGGTGCGGTTACTGCAAAAGTGGATTTACCAACCTTTGACTCACCGTACACCATGATTGTGAGGGAACGTTGTACTTCATTTGACATACGTCACTCACTTCCTTTCTTCTCTTCGTTGCTGTTGTAGTATCCGTATGGATCTGCTGATACATACGATTCGCTAATTGCTTGTTCGGCGGCGGAACCGTCGTCGATCAGTGGGCAAATAGCGAAAAATTGGCACTTCCACTTACAATCACGGCTAGGACGTGGATATGCGACTAGTTGATGAGTAACTCCCTCATCTAAAGCTTTACGGACATTTAGCAAATCGCTAATCGTTCCGTGCACGCGCTGCCAAAAGGCACGCAGTGTAAAGATGTTGTGTCGAACTTCCATCTGCTCATAGAAAGGTGGTTTTGCATTTGCAGTGCGTTTTACCTTCTTCAACATTGTGAAGATACCGCCTTCAGAACGTTCACCTTCTTTGTTCTGCGCAGTTTCAAGCATCATGTAAGTAAGGATCTGCTCATTCATGTGAGCCATTGATGCAAAATCTGTAAACGAGCCACCGACTGTCTTAAAGTCGCGGAACATACGAACGCCATCAGCCTTACGGCGAACACGCATATCAATCTTGCCTTGCAGGATTACTTGGTTCTCAAACAACGGCATTTCGATAATCTCTTCAGTTGAAATCATCTCAAGCTCAGCGTCAATGCCTTGATCTTCTACCCAGTCAAGGTAACCTTCAAGCATGATGCGACCAAGCTCTGCCTCAGACTCTAGGTCAGACGTGTCACGGAATGAATCTGCAAGAACTTGCTTGTCCTTTTCTACAAGTGCCGCGTGTGCCTCGATTAGAGGTATGTTCTTTGAATAGTAATCATCAAGCGCTTGGTGAATACGCGAACCAAGTGCAAGTGCACCTGTCTTTGATTCCATTCTAGGTTGCAGTCTACGATAGTAGCTAAGCCACCATTTTCGTCTGCAGTCCTTAAACGTCTGCAACTCTGAGTTAGAGATGCGTAGTGGACCGGTTATGTTACTCATAGTTTTCCTGCCTTATCGTCTTTGAGAAGTGATAACAATTGAGCTTTATCGCGAACAATTTGTTCAAAGTTATCCGCCTTTGTCTCAAGTACTTGGATTACGCGTTCCTCAATAGTTCCTTCAGTGACGTAGTCAGTGATTATCACTGAGTCATGAATCTCTGAACCGATACGATGAATACGGTCAAGTGCTTGCTTGTGATCAACAAGTGACCAAGGACGCTGCAACATGACAAGACGTCTTGCTGCAGTTAGTGTGATTCCAACACCACCAGCCTGTGCTGTAAAAAGTATCCACTTGATCTTGCCAGATTGAAAATCGTCAACTGCTTGTTGACGTTCATCTTCATCCTGAGCACCAGTGATGAGACCATGTGGAATTTTTTCCTTAGTCAGTTCTGCACTAAGTAAATCTATAAGTTGACGAGATACAGCGCATACCGCAACTGAATCATCGCCAAAGTCACCGCTCTTGATGTCGTCCATCAGTGCGTCAACCTTACAAGAAGGACCAACAAGTTTGACCTCAGTCTCGCCTGTGGACTCGTCAACTGTTACCTCTGCAAATGAGCTTGCGAACTGTAGTAGGCGAATTGTTTGTGTAAGCGCACTAGGTGCAGTTAACGAATCTCCGCCTTCAAGCTCTGCAATCATAAGATCACGCATCTGGTCGTAAGCCTTCTTTTGCTTAGTTGACATTTCAACGTCCTTGCGTTCAAACATCATTTCTGGCAGCCAAGGAAGTACTTTCTTCTTAAGCATACGACGCATACGAGGATTGATGGCAGCATAGAACTCTTGTTCCATATGAGGCTTTACACCAAGAACCATCATTCCGCCAAATGCGTTGAGCATTGTGTTGATCATTCTGTCAATCCAGCGAGTCTTGCTTGGCCATTCCTCAGGTGACAACCAGTGCAGAATTGACCATAGATCTAAAACGTTGTTTGCGATAGGTGTTCCTGTGAGCGCAAAGCGAATATCAGCGTTCCCTGTTGCAGCCCATAGAGCACGGGTTTGCTTTGACTTAGGTTCTTTAGAACGGTGAATCTCGTCTGCTACTACTGACTTAAAGTCGATTACGTTAAGTTCGCGACGGTGCACTTCACAGCGATTTTCACTTACCTTTTCATCATGGCCACCACAGTCCTTGCACTTGGCAAGGGCGATTGAGCCATAGCCTGCAAGGCGCGAGTGTGTTCGTAATGATTCCCAGTTAATAACAAATACGTCAGCATCATTCTCAAAGATCTTCCTGCGCTGCGTTGCGGAGCCTTTAATTACCTCGACGTCAACACCTGGCCACCAGCGTTCAAACTCACGTTTCCAGTTTTTCTTAAGAGTATTCGGGCAGACGATAAGCGCTGGGAATACATCGTTACCCTGTGCCTGTAATTCCTTTAGTGCACGGATTGCCTGGGCTGTTTTTCCAAGGCCAGGTTCGTCAGCAAGTAGTGCTCGTCGTGCGGTGGCAAGAAACTTTACGCCTGCTCGTTGGTGGGGAAATAGGTCCTCGTTAGAGGCGTCCTCAAGGGTCTCTAGGTCACGAAGATCATTGGCTGGGGTAATACGTGTGGCTAGCTCGTTTGATGCCCAGAGTGACAACTTAGGGCCAATTACTAGGTCTTCACGAAAGGTCGAGCGCAACGCAAGACAGGTTGCCCATGATGTTGGTACTCTCCATTGCTGTGCGCCTGCATCCCATTTTGATCCAGGAATACTTTTGCAAAGCTCCTTAAAGCGCCACTCAGTATGGATAATTATATTAGCGCTTGAATCATCAAGCTCTACATTTACTGGCACTGTACTTAGTCCTCTCGTCGTTACGTAATCATACTATCAGGATTTTTAGAAAAGTATACACTTTTCTGCTTAGTATCTACTTTTTTATCATTGTAGCAATCTTACAGGTTTCCACCCTGTTTTTACCAGTCTAAGCAAACCGTGTCGAATAGCGTCCAGTGCGTGACCTTCCCCGCCC